TTCAGAAAGGCTGACAAGTATCTTCGTCCTCATCCTCGTCGTCGTACAAGCATGCGGCGGCGAGTTCTGCTAGCTCAATGTCGGTTGGGTGATCCCAGTCAATCTCAATGTCTTCAGACGCCATGATGTCCCGAATGGCGTACCATTCCATCAAGCGTTGGTGGTAAAGGTTCAGCAAAGCGGCGTGAAGCTCGTCCCAGGTCATCTCTTGAGCCTGAAGCTCAGCTTTGCGCATCGCAAACTGGAGTTCTAGGGGAAGTTCAAATTCCCTGGGTTCAACTGACCGCTCCATTCCGCTTTGCATTTCTTTACTGCAAGTATTCTAAGCCTAGCTGCTGAATTCCAAATTGACGGCATCACTGGTGTAATCGTCCCAGAGATCATCGTCAATTCGAAACTCGTTGGCAAACTGTGCAAGAAGGTACGGGCTAAGTCCCTGCTCCAGGAAGCGAATGGCTTTTACCTGGTGCGGAGCAGCAGTGTAGTTGCGGAATGCAGCAAGCAGTACATCGGAAGAAGACAAGGTGTTGGCACCAACTTCCCGAAGGAAAAGATGAGATTCTTCACGACGCCTGTGGAGCAGGCTCCCAATTACTTGGTGGTCTTCATCAAAGACCCACCGACCGATCTCTTCTGTAGCTGCGCCAAAATCTTCGTGTTCAATGCAGTCAATCACTCGTCCATACAAAAATGGCTCCCAGCCAATGGAATGAATGAATGAAAGCAAAGCCTGACGCATGCTGTCATCAAGGCCAAGGTTTAGCTTTGAAAGCTGCGTGTCAATAACAGAGACCTCATGGAAGAGATACTCTAGTGCTTTTTCTTTACTGCAACACTGGCCACGCTTGACGGGAGCACCATCGGGATAGAACTGAGTCCCAAACCCGATGGTATATGGCTCACCGCCTGATGACGGATCGGGGTATGCTTTTTCGTTAAACCCTTCGTATTTACGAATTAGGTTAACGGCATGCGAAAGATCCGCCATGGAGGTAACTACAATTACCTCCAATCATACACAATTTACTTACCTTGACCACGAGATAGCTTGCGGCCGTGACTGGGCTTGGAATGCTTGCCGTCGCCTTGACGGGTGAGCTTAGGCTTGGCTTCAATTTTGACCAATGAGGTTGACTTGGGTTTTGCCATGGTGTTGAGGTAGCAACGTCAGCAGTTTAGCCTAATTCACCAGGCTTTGCACGACCAGTAACCAGCCGTCAACTTGCTCTTGGGTTCGTCGCAGTTGTGTCTGGCACGAAAGTTTTTGCGACGTTCTGGGTTGTCTCGTTTGATTTCCATGTTGGCGTCACCAAAACGTACGATTTTTTCTTGCCCGTTTTCACATGCTTTTACAACAGACTTTTTACCCCCCTGCACGTCTCGCCGAGGCTTGTTGCACTCCATGGAATCCTTGTGAATTTTTGCAGCACTGGCCGCTTTACGTGATTTATCTGACATGTTTGTTAACCAAATAAATAGCCGATTCCACCCCCAAAGAAAGAAGGCGCTTCTTCGTCTTCTTCTTCTGTAAAGTATTTGAAATAATTAGACCGACGCGGCTTATACGTCTCTTTCTTGTTTATACTATCATCTGAAAGCATTTGATCCAGTGAACCCATTGCTGCAAAAGGATCAGAAAAATCTGGCATACTGAATCCCATTAATCCTTGCACGCCTTTAGTTGATCCTGATTTACCTGAGCCTGGAGACATTAAATTCTTATCTTCTTCAGTAGCATCAGGAAAAAACTCAGCGTAAAATTCGCTTTCGCTTCCGCCATACCCAGCCTTTTGGAAAACATCAAACAATGCACTGCCACCAGCAGGAGCCTGAACTTTCTCGTCTGAGTCCCTTTGGATATAACCAAATCCTAGTTGCTCTTGCGTTGGTTTAATACGTTGTTCGTTTAATTGCCTAATGCTTTCACGTATTTGAAAAGCAGGATCTGTGCTTAAAAGACCAGTTAAAACACTTTGCAATTCTGCAACAGAATCTGTACTTGTGTCATAGCCAAGGCCTTCTAATTGTTTTTTTATATCTTCGGGCAAATCAGAAATATTTATTTTATCGACAAATTCAGCAGCTTTTTGTTCTGCTGAAACAAAATCAAGAAACACCGGATTACCAAAAGAAGCTTTTTTACCTTGCAAAGCTTCTGCAAGAGGCCCCTGGATAAAAGCGGCAAGATCTTGTCTGTTGTAGGTATCGGCAACCGGGTCGTAGTTTTTATTTTTGCCGATAACAGAATAATGTAATCGAGCAAAATCGCTTTTGTTTTCTAGATCAACGCCATATTCATAAGCAAGTTCTTTCCATGATTTGCCGTTTTTTACATCTTCGTCTGTATTGCGTTTGTCCCAAGAATCTTGAACATTTTGCTTTTGCTGTTCGTATGCACTTTTTTTGTTTGTTACATCTGTTCCGGACAGCAGCTCTGGATTCCAGTAAAAATTTGGGTCAAATTCTTTTTGTGTTGCTGCGGCTCCAAGACTAGCAATAAATTCTTTGGCCTTTTCGTTGGCATATTGTTTTAACGCGTTAGAAGCAAGTTGTGTTTGTAGAACGTTTTGCTCGTCATCCTTTACATCCATATAGCTAACAAATTCAGATATAGATTTTGATGTATCGAATCTAGGCTTTAAATAATCTTCGACAAAAGATTTGGCAAATTCTTTTTCAAGTTCATATGTTTTAGACGCATCTGTTGGGTCTGTAATTTGAGAACGATCCTCGTATCGTTTTGCCAAGGTTTCATCAAACCACTTTTGCCAGTTGTACTGGACAGACGAACCCATGCCAAGACTATGATCTAAGCTGTCAGACAAACTTTTGCCGATATTAGAACCGGCTCCAAAATTCATGTAACCACCAACGCCACTATCACCAAGGATTGCGTTTTTAATGTCTTGTTTAATGTTGCCAACACTAGGCATGCCCATGCCTTCAAGCATGTCAGACATTTGCTGTTTTTTAAGTGCGTTTGCATATTCGCTTAAAGTTGCTTTTAATGCATCAGCAGATAAAGCACCAAAGGTTTGTTCTCCTTGTTTATTGATGTAGTTTTGTGTTGCCATTTCGGCAAGAGATTCTGCGCCTCCGGGTTTTCCAAGTAATGCTTCGCGCAAAATTTGGCGTTCCGCATCGGTGGGCGCCCTTAATGTTTCTTTGTAAACCTCAAGATCTCTGGGTTCACCCAAAAGACCTGCTGGCGCACCGACAAATGTGTATTCTGAATGCAAAAAAGAATCTAAATCAGGGTATTTTTTAGTGATATCAATATCTGAAATTTTCTTGCCTCCAAATGAAACCGCAGTGGCAGCCTCGTTCCATTTTTTAACTTCTTCTGGAACCTGTTGCGCGTAAAATTTTGCGTTAAAACTATCGAGAGGCACCCCGTGCTTGGAAGAATCCCAGGGAGTTAACCCTGTTGCTTTTTGATAAAAATTCTCAACCGCCGTGATTGTTTCGGCGTCAATGTAGTCCCGAGCGTTGCTGTTATTCCCTTGAAGTTCTTTGTCAAGAGACTCCATTAAGGTTTTGTAGTTTTCACCAGAGCCTTGAATTTTGTTTAAACGCTGTGCAATTGTATCCGCTGCTTTGACTTCATCACCTGTCGCATCGGTAGGCAACACAGGCTTTAGTAAGCCGTTGACAGTCTCGAAACGAATCATGAGGCTTCTTTGCGTAGCTGAAGATCAATCAAATTGAAACCGTCTGGTTCCATCCAAGCTTTTATTCTACCCAATTTTTCTTCTGTAAAAAAGGACTGCTGACGATACCAAGACTCCATTTCAGCTGATGCCTTGTTTGCATTGCATTTAGTGCATGCTGGAACCAAGTTACTTCTGTTGGAGCACCCGGATTTAAATCGTGGCACAACGTGATCTAAGCTTGTTGCTTGCTCTTCGCAATAGCCGCATTGATAGTTCCAGGCTTGGTATATACTTTCTCTAAATCTTTTCTTGGCAAGTTTTGGTGTTAATTCAACTAGCAGGGCAAGGGGCTCGTGCTGGCTGCAAAACATGCTCTTCAATTGCCGTTAATTGATTCTAATTTCCCTATGCATTCTTCCCCGCAAAGAAACAAGATAAAAATTTGCTTAAGACTGTTGACACCATCTTGACTCCGTGTAAGGTACGTAGGTAACCACTGCCGCTTCCATGGCTAAGCATCCAGGTTGGGTCTCTGCCCAGCAAGTAGGAGAGATCCTTGGCATTGACCGCAAGACGCTCTTCAAGTACCGCGATGACGGTACCCTGAAGCTGGGACCGCATTTCGCAGCTTTTGACTGCACACGTTCACGGGATAGCTATCTGTGGAACGTAGCCGCAGTACGTAAGCACCTGGCCAAACAAGAGAAGCTCGCCGCTATGGCGTGAGTTCTGGCAAAGGGTGGGTAATCACAGCTCCGGTAATACGGGGCTGTTTTTTTATTCAGGCTCAATTCCACTTGCGTAAGCTGCCCAAGCTAAGCCCACTGCTTCCATTGTGGACAACTCTCCACTGGTGTAAGGAAGATTAACTACGTCTCCAGGGGCATATACAATTGGACTGCCACTGTAGTAAACGGTGCTATTACCAAAGGCGCTGGCGTTTAGTTGCTCAGCTGACAACACGTATTTAGTTTCTACTACGTCTCCAAAATCAGCCACTTGTGAATGCTCCGTCTTTACGCTGTATCTCAAAGTTAGCACGCTTAATAAAACTGGTCGGCACGTTTAAAAGCTTTTGCATCATTGGAAGCATTTGCGGTGATTGGAAATTACTAGGCGGAAGGTCCATATACTTCAAGCCGTTAATTGAATCTACGTATTCCGAATGTTTTTTCATCGTGCTTGATTCATTGACAAGCTTCTGTTCCCAACTGACCATTCCCTCGTCCATATCAATAGGTACGTCAGACGGCTCAGGGAGGATAATGCCTTCTTGGAAGCGCAGTGCATAGATGTGTTTGCAGTATCGCATCTCATCTAACAACGGCGTCCAGTAGTCATCAAAACTAACAATCTGATTATCAACAGCTTTGTAGTCAACAAATGTACCAGGGCCTTCTGCTGCCCCTACGCTTGGTACGTTCCGCAAATACCTTCCGCCAAAATCACTGAACACCCCAGGGTTATCAATTGATTCAAACGTAAGTGAAAGCCTGCGGTTTTTATCAATGCTGGTTTCGGCATTGTTATTGATAGTTCCGTCTGCATCCGTAATTAATTCGTGCCGCCCATACTTTAAAGATGATGGCCTTGTATAAGGAAAGCGCTTTGTGGAGCTACCTTTCATGTCACGGAAATACGCGTAACTACGGCGGCTGAAATCTTGGCAGGTGCAAGCGTATCTCGTGCCAAGCGTCAGGAACCTGTCGATAGCAGGCGGACGACTTGCTGGTGTTACATACACACCATCAGGTGTTGACTCAAAGGATCCTGCTTTTTTTAACGTCAGTACTCCTGCTGGACCGTTTACATCCACCAGTAATGCCTGAACGTAACCGTATTTTTTATTGGTGGCTGGGTTTAACGTATCGTTTGTTAAAGGCGTCCCACCGGGCTCCAGGAGGCGGTCTTCAATTACTTCGCCGTTCAGTGGCTTGAGAGCTGCGTTACTGCCCACAGGAGGCACGTAGAGAGGGGCTGGGAGTGGGTTGCTTATGCTCCAGGTACCGGCAAGCTGTACGTACCAATAATCAGCGTCTTCTGTGACCATGGCAACACTTGCCCTAGTCCCAGTGGAATCAAATACGTTATCGAAGCGCAGCAGTGCACCTACACGACAACCAGTCCAATGGATGCCAAATTCCCTGCGTGCTGTAGGAAAGCCTTGTACAACACCAACAATTAACGGTTGGTTACCAGGAGGAATCGTTGTTCCTGGTGGTGTTGGCATTGTGTAGCGGAAGGGGAATGTTAACCCTCGTTGGATGCCTACCGTTACAGCAAGTTCATACCCACGGCGCCAACGTGCCCAGGATGATTCCCGATCCATTGCGACAATGGAGTTTGGCACCGCACCAACAGAAAATTCCGTAGAGATTGGTTTAATTGCGCCTAGTTTAAAATCAATCTTTTGGTTGAAGTTACCAAAGAGATCACCCTTTTTGGGCGACATGACTTAGAAGAAGCCGCCTTGTGCGTAGACGTGCGCCCCAGGAATATATCCAGAGATGTTCGGGCCGTCTGCAAATACGCCAATGTAGAGGCGGTCGCCACGCTCCAGGTAAATGCCTTTGTTACGCAGCGGTGCGGTTTGGCCAAGTCCTGTGGTGTTACCTGCGGAAACAACAGGAGCAGCCAGTTGAGGCATCACGTCAGCACAGTCGACTTCTTGTGCATCAGCCGGCACGCGCTTGGCAAAGACAACTTTGTAGTCGCCAGAGGCAGGGATGGGTGTGGTCGTACCGCGAGTCTGGTAAACAACAAAAGTTACTTCGGGCTGGTATCCGTACTTAATGCCGTTGTAGCTAAAGCCGCTTCCAATGCCGCCCGAGTAAATCAGGCTGGTGTTAATACCTGTCAGGGTAGTTGCCCCTGTGTAGGTGTAGTAACCATACCCGCTTTGAGCAGGGGTGGTAAGAACACCAGTCTGAGAGATGAAAACAATTTGACCGCTGGTCAGCGAAATAGGAGTGCCAGAGGTTGCGGTGGCTACTGTGTAGTCCGGATCACGGTAGTAATCATTGCGGACAATACTGATGGAATCAACAACACCACCGCTGTTATTGTCTTCGCTAAGGTTGGCGTCCATGTCCACCAAGATGGAGGGCGCCTGGCCCCCCTGGACAAACAGTGTGTTAGCTGAAGCACTGCCTACAGTTTGAGTTGTGACACGCACTGAATCAAACAGTGGGCGATCAACCAACAGGGGCTGCTTGTTTGTGCTAGTCGAGGCCAAGGTTCTACTGCGCTTTTACTGATTTTCCAATTCTAACGTGATTTAACCATAAGGGTTCATGTTAGTCAAAAAAGCAAGCGGATCCATTTCTGGCGCAGGAGTTAACAGCTTAGCCATTAACTCTTGTTTTACCAAATCCTGCACAGAGAGTTCCTTGGGTTGATTGCCAGCCATGGCTGACATAAACCCTTGGAGAAAACTACCGGCAGATACGTCTTGTCCTTTGCCAGGCTGCTGTTGAACCGTTTCCGTATCAGTTGGAATATCACCAAGAACACGTTGTGCGTTCTTATAAAGATCTCCACCTTGCTTGAAACGCGGCAAAACACCTGCAACGGAAGTACCAAAAGAATCTTTGGCATTCAACGAAACGTTTGGATTTCCACCAAGCACTGTTGCATATGCGCGATCAATACCCATTTGACCGGGTTTAAAACCACGGTCTTTAAAGTATTGAAGAACTTTAGGCATTTGGCCAGCCCTGGTTTGAGGTCCAGAGATGCCATAGAGTTGTTGTTCGTTTTGACCAAATTGAATTAAGCCTTTATGGCGACCGCCCGCACCCCCAACAATATTAGGGTCCATGTTGGCGCCAGACTCAAGCGATAGGAATGCACCGAACTCATACGGATGCAAGCCAAGCTCCCTGGCACCCCGGATGATTGCCATCCGTTCTTCATTTGGAAGAATACCAACTTTAGGCGTAGCCATAACGTCTGGTTTAACTTTCTCCTACCCAATTTGAACTTGCTTTGAGACCAGGGATAAATACGGTTTGCAGCGCAAGGGCCGTAGCTAGATAGGTCAAAGTACGTTTAACAAACTTAGGACAGAGAATCATTGGTTTAAAGCAACTACACTGGCACCCATAGATCAGAGATCTGTGTCCAGTTGGCTGGGCTTACATGCTGTGCAATGCCAGATGGTTATTTTGTTACTGAAGAAGCACTGTTGACGGCTGCTTGCTTAAGCAGTTTTGACTTCATGTCTTCGATCTTTCCAGGTGTTAAACCATATGCTGCGGGATCATATCCTGTTTCAAGAGTAGCTCGTGTACCTAAATCACCTTGGAAGTAAGGAACTTCTCCGGGAGCAACTGGAATTGGCGCTGCAGTTTGCTGCATCGCGGAAACTTGACCTGGCGCCATTCCGGTTTGATAACCGAATGTAGATTGCATTAAAGGATTAAAAGATCCCACTGCACCACCAGGCTGGGCCATTTTGGTGCCGCCATACTTTTCTTGCCAGATCTGCATGCCAATATCACGGGCAGCATTCATGTCTGCCTGAGTTTTAGCACCTTCCCGTGCTTTTTCATAACGCTGAAGCTCAGGGTCTTGTGCGGTGAGTTGGGCAACGCGTGAAGCTTCTTGCTGGTACGCACGTTCGGCGCCTGGACGAGATGCTGCCGGAGGCTGTTTTTGTCCACCTGAAAAAAGACTGCCGTATTGACCGCCCACTAAACCAGGTGCCCGTTTGTAAACCAGATCTTCGCCACTTTGAGCGGGATACCAAGTTTGTCCTCCCACGTTAATTGGACCGCTGCCAGCACGATTTGTACTCCAGCCCCCTCTATTCATTAAGACTTCTTGACCACCAAGTTGCGCAGCTCCTAACGTAGGAATAGCACCCTTGCCTGCGCCACCAAATAAACTTTGGATACCGCCAATAATAGGATTGGCTGGTTGTGCACCAGAAATAACGCCGCCTCCACGCAGCTTATTTAAAACAGCTTGCTGTTCCCTGGAACGCTGTTCTCGAGCAGTGTCTTTGTTTCGATTAATAGGAACAGGCATGATTACCTCCAAACTTCATGTAAATAAAGACGTGAGCCAACTGCAGTGTCGGCAGGTCCAGGTAATGCCTGGATAAATTCAGCACCAGAGCGTTCGTAACGATAACGAGCTTGGAACGGATCTTTGTAGTTAGGGACGTAAAGAATGCCAGCCAAGCGATTAGTTTCGTAGAGATAAATCTCGTCCCAAACTTTCAGCGCTTCCTTGGCATTACTCGACCGAATAGTACGGTCAACGTCACCAGCAATACTTTCGAGTCTAGTGGAAGGAGAAGTAGCAACTTCAGTTTTCTTTTCAGCCGTATCACAACGGCCAATCTGAATTGCGATCTTGTCGTAAAAATAAGAATCAGGTACTGTGTTAAGAGCTTCTTCTAAACGGGCGTAGTCACCCGCCGGCACGGAAACCGTGAAGTAGCCCAGGTGGTACCGGACCCTACTTTTGTCAAAATCGCTGAGCTGCACAGCTTACTTCCGTATGTTTTTAATTATAGATGCAGTAAATTAACCAGCGTACGGATTCGGCATGGACTGAAGTAATTGCATGTACATGTCGGAATTGTCAGCCGGTTGCAATAACTGCTGTACAAATCCACGTTTCATCTGAGTGGCTGCACTTTCTTTCGGCGTACCTGCAAAACCTGTGCCAAGGAGATAACCAACTAAAAACTCTTTGGGGTCTATACCAGAGCCAGATGGATCGGCTACTCTACCTTCAGTAAGGTCAGCTGATTCTCCCAGCGTCTTCATATGGCCGTATCCAAGCTCATACTTACCATCTCCTGTTGTCCAGGTGGCTAAATTACCATAGCCCCCTTGATTGGGATGGGGCTCAAACTTGATGTCTCCTTCTACAAAAATCTCAGTCCCTTCTGCACCCGCATAATCTCTACCCCGGTGGTATGTACTGGCTCCAGGAATTCCTGTATTCCGTGGGCCAAAACCAGAAGTCATCGTAAGGCCGGCTGCCGGATTTAATTGCAATCCGCCTTTTTCATCCGCAATGTACTTAGGTACTCGATTTGGCCCGACCCTTACACCTAAAAATTTACTTCGATGGGCGCCAGGGTCTTCATATTGATTAGTCTCAAGGTTTAATACGTAGCTATGCAAATGTGGGCCGGAAGAAACCCCGGTCGATCCAAGTTGCCCTATGCGTGTTATCTTTGCCATGTTCTTATTTTAAAACTAAAAAACCCCTGGTTTCCCAGGGGCAGTACTTGGAGATGAGAATTAAACCCTAATTAAATCAGCAGCAAACACTGCGTCCCAATCAATACGTCCAACCTGTCGCAGTTGTTCGAGGGTATGGAACCTTTCACCCGATAAGGACATTTGAAGGTCTTTAATCTCTCGAGCAGTTTTTAATCCAACACCCTTAATATGATCAGCGATCATTTGAGCGGTGGCTGCATTAATGTTTAAACGCACGTCCGGTGGGAAAGTTCGCGGCTCTTCTTGTGCAGCTTTATCTTTTACTTGAAGAGTTTTTACCTTTTTGGTAGCCTCTTCATCAGGCACAAGCTCAGTTTTGTAAGCAGTGTAAAGGCGACCGTCCTGATCTTCGACCATGTACCAATCGCCGTTATCCCATTCGCTTACAACTTTGACGCGTGCACCTGTTTTTTTATGCTGATAAAGCATTGTCGCAGTGATTGTCATAGGACCAGTAGTTACCTGGTCCTAGTTTAACCTAATCAGCTAACGGTGCGACCCAGAAGATAACCTTCGATGTCTTCGTAGCCAGGAGCAATGTCGGGCTGGATGTAGCACACTTCCACAACCAGGTAACCAGTGCGGCCGGCAGCAGAGTCACCGCTAGAGATGTAGAAACCACCAGAAGTAGTGGTGCTGTTAGCGGTTTCCTTAGCGAACACCTTGAGGGTGGTGGCGGCAACAGCGGCGTAGTTGACGGTGCCAGGAGCCACGCCAGTAGCGCCGGTGATGGTCAGGAAGGGGTTGGTGCCATAACCAGCAGTAGCGCCAGCGAAGTAGATTTCGCCAGCCTGGGTGCCGGAGATGCTAGAAGTCAGGTTGGCCTGAATCACACCTTCGCCCACACCAGAAGCGGCGGTGGGGTTGTTGGAGGCAACACGACCGAACGAGATCACGTTACCGGTGGCGGCATACACGCCAGAAGCCACGCGGCCATCACCCCAGCCAGAAGCCACGGAGATCGCAGTGCGATACACGTAAGCAGGAAGGGTGGAGCTACCAGAGATCACCATGCCGGTGATGTCGGTACGGGTGTCGTCCTGGCGGTAAGGCGAGGGAACGATCACGTCAGCAGAGGCGACAGGGCCAGAGCCAGAGGTGGCGGTAACAGCCACATAACCACGCTGCTGGAAGTAGCGGTAACCAGGGGTAGCCAGCACAGAAGTGGGGCCGCCCTTGGAGAAATCATTGGTGCCATCGGGAATGGCATCAATGTTTTTATACCAGCCGTTCAGGGGTTCAGCCCAGTTGCCGGGATAAATTTTCTTAGCGGACAAATAGGTCATTTATCTTTTCCTATAAATGTGTATGGTTAACTATCAGACCACACCGTCATCAGACACATAGCTGAATGCGGTGGTCACGAAGTCCTTGTTCAGGATTTCGAAGCCGGCATACAGTTGCCAGATAAGGATGATGAAACGGCTGAAGTCGTCGTTGTTGTTGATCAGAACTTGAGCATTGGGGCCGCCAATACCCACGCCGATCGACTGAGGACCGAAGAAGTAACCTTGGGCAACTTCTTGGGAAGTGTAGGTGCCGCCGGTGCCGGTGAAAGAAGTGCTGATGTTCTTGGTCGGGAAGTTGGTCGACTCGAAGAACTTAACGCCTTCAAACTGCACGCCGGTAGGCATAACAGGTTCGCCAGCCAGGAAATAGCCTTGACCAGCTTGGGGACCTTGGTAGAAGCTGGCGTTGTTAGGCAGCATGGGGTTACCCATGTACATGCCTTGGCCGGGGTTACCAGCGTAACGAGCAATCTCACGGAAGTCAGGATCACGACGCAGGTGCATCATGAAAGTGGGATCGCAAATACAGCGATACAGACCATCAGCAAAGGTAGGAACGTTGCGCTTACGCAGGTCCTTAACAATGTTCAGAAGGTCGGTACGCACCGAGAACTGCTGCACGTCGGCAGTGTACTCGTCAGAGGTATAAGCGATACGACCAGAGGAGTCCTTGGCTTTGTTACCAGCGAAGTAGTAACCGCCTTGGGTGGTGCTAGCTTGACCATTGGCTTCGGCTTTGGCGAGTTCATCAATGAACACGCGGTCGCGCCAACGACGGTAGTCATCAAGCAGCGTCAGGCTACCGATGGACTGGTGGAACATGTTCAGGTTGCCGCTATCAAGCAGCAGACGCTGAGCAGTGATCAGAGTTTCGCGAGCGATCTTGAAGGTCGAAGGCTGGGTCGGATCACCCGGGTCCGCAGGACCGGTGTATTCCTTAAGCACCACCAGAACTTTTTCCTTGGTGATGTTACGGCTGTTAGCGGTACCGATGGTTTGGTCGGCGATACGCTCACGGCTATCCTTAGTACCAGGGGTACCCCAGAACTTATAGCGGTCTAACTGAACGGTTTGACCAGGCTGACGGGTGAAGTCGTGGACAACCACGGGCTCCACAGCCATTTCAGTGATATAGGCAGGGTGGGGCCGATATAATTCGGCGCCCAAAATCTTTGGAAAGTCGTTGTCAATAAACACCTTGGTTTATCCTCCAGTGTCAGTGTTTTTATCGGGTGAAAGATAAAGACACATATGTCTTATCTAACACAAATTTTAGCAGACAGTAAACTTAGATTACATGTACCGCAAAGTTGTCATCGATCCATCGGTGGTTGCAAGTGCACCCATCGTGTTACTCGAGCCATATTGCTCGGGATCCATGTACTGCTGTTGCTGGAAACCAGGAATTCCCATTGCACCAGGTACAGCGCCAAGTGCAACACCGCCTAAGCCAGCGGCAAGTGCGCCGGCTGGAGCGGCAATAGCTCCTAAGCCACGTTTAACATTTAATGCAGTAGCCTCAGGTGAATATACAGCTTCCTGTAATGCATTGGTCAATGCGTTAATTCCACGAGTGGCTCCACGCATTGCACCCATTCGCATACTGGACGGATTTGCTTTTGCCTTCTCGGGAATTTTGGCCCCAAGAGCTTGTAAAGCACTGCCGCCAGTTTGGCCAATTTGATTTGCCAAACCTTGGACAGAATCTGCATATCGTCCAGCAAGTCGAGGTGTAACTGCACGTGCACCAAGTAAACCAGCAGCACCACCAAGAGCGCCAGCAGTGCCAGCGAGAATTGCAGAGCCTGGATCTTCACCTTGAGAAAGGGCGTACCCACCAGCTGCTAAGCCAGCAGCGGCAGGCACACCGTACTTAAGAAGAGGGCGCATGGCCTCACTCCATCACAAACAGTTTGTTTGCAACAACTTGAGGTTGGGCTTGGTTCAGAAGACGCCAAGCATTCTCAGGGCTCACATCCATTTGTTGCTTAAAGCTGCCCCAGAAGTTTTCAGGCTGTTGGGGAGCAGAAGCAGCGGGAGGTGCGGGGAACTGACCCATGTAGTTTTCAATGGATGCAGTCGGGTAACCACGGGTTCCCAATTCCGACTCATCTTCGTACACGGGGTACGGACCTTCGGGACCGAAGAACTTCAGCGTGTAATCGCTGAGCACATCGGGGTTGGTCAGGATTTCGTTGTAGGCCAGGTTCTCTTGGTGCTCAGCAACAGAGAAGTCAGCAAAACGATGAAGGACCTCTTGTGCTTTACCGCCCCAAGCAACAGCGCTATCCAGCATGGCTTCCAGTTGGAGGCCGTAGTTATTGAGGATGGCGGGTGCGTCCCAGCCGTAAGCGTCAATTACGTTTCGGCTTTCGGGACTTAGGTGCAGGTAATCGGCGATCGCCGTTTGCACTTCCCCTGTCGGGCTCAGCCCCTCGAGAGCCGAATAAATCCCCGAGGAGATTTGGGAAGAGTTGGGCGAGTAGCCCTGGTTGGGTGACCAGGTCTGCGGAGCCGATTGTTGCGTAGCTGGGTTGCTGTACTGCTGACCGTAGTTCGCCGGGGCGTACTGTGTCGTCTGATATGACTGACCCTGGAACGGGGATTGAACTGGACTGCTCAGCAGACCCACCACTTTGTTGAACGCCGACTCCCATGGGTTGGCCTGAGGGGCCGCCGGTTGGGATTGGGGGGCGTACTGAGTAGGGGCTGATTGGTAATTGGGGGCCGCCTGAGGAACCGCTTGGGGGTAGCTGGTACCCACCTGATACTGAACCGGCATCCCCACTGGAGCTTGAGGTGCCGGAGCTTGCGCCGGTACCACGTAGCTGCTTGGAGCCACCGCCACTGGTGATTGGCTCGTCTGTGGGATCGATTGGACGGTAGCGTCCTGCATAACTCATCTCCTTTTGTAGAGCTTCTAATGTTCGATACAGATATGGGGTTAAATCCAATCTTGGATCCGCAGCCATCGGTAAGTCCGGTGCCTGTGGGTGAGGAGTCTGCATCATGCCCCCCACTAAGCGAGTAAATTGAGAGTAAGCACCCTGCAATTCGTTCACCATCCTGAAAGGGAACCCAGATAACATCTCGGCCCTTTCCTCATCCGTCTTAGACGGAAAGAGGTATTTCAGTGCTTCAATGCTATCAACACCTAATTCCTGTAGGTTTCGTACCACGATGGAGTTGTTGAGGATGTCTTGTGTAGAGTCCTCATAGACAGGGCCCATCCAACGCCATAACACTGTTACGTCACCGTCAGGAATAAGGCCGATAACCTTGGGAGGAATTTGTTGTGTCTCCACACAAGCCATCATAAGTTTTTTCAACATCTCATTGTGTTGCTTCATCGCCTCTTCGTAGGCAGCCTCTTCTTCCGGACTTGCACCTGGAGCTAAGTCCACTGGCTTCTCAAGGCCGGCTGCCATAGCAAGAGTTGTTTTGAACAACTGCTCTTCTTGGTAGATAATTAATTCAAGGCAACGAGAGATGCCGTGAGTATAAATTGCGTTTGCTTTCTTTTTAGATGTTGCAGCAACACGACCGAACAAGGATTTGTATTCTGTTGCGGTGACGCCTGCCGAAATTGAAAGTTCGTCAACACCACCTAAAGCAGTACGAATCTCTTCGCGATACTGACGGGCAAATGCGTTCTGGTCACCTGTGATTGCATCAGGAACGATGTAACCAACTCGGTCGTTTGGTTCCAGGTTCGCAATAACACGTGGAACTCGGATCTGACCATCTACACCACGACTAACGGGATCAGCCTTAAAGGTTGAACGACTCAATGCCGCGGGACTTGTAAAGCCAGAGTTAGCAGCGATTGAAGGGCGCTGGACCACGGAGTCACCACCTGCTTCCATCAAGTCCGTCTTGGGACGAGAAGAAAGAAGGGTAGGGTTACCAAAGAACGTGATGTTTTTGCGCATGGTGCGCATCAACTCATCATGGGTACAGATATGGTTTGCTACTGCGTCAAACTCTCCGGAACCCTCGTTAGAGAAACCTTGAGTATTGTTGATGATCTCTACGCAAGGAATAAAGCCAAGGCTATTCTTAAGCTGCTTGGTACTCCCAGTTAAAGCATAGGTAGGCATGTCGAAAGTCATCTCCGAATCGGAGTGAGTTTCTTCAATTTCCTTTGCCTTAATGGACAGACGAATGTAACGCTTAGCGCCAGGGTTGTAAGTGCTTTGCGTTCCCGTAAGATTTGTTGTATTCAGCTGATCACCAAAGCCGTTACCTTTACGAACCTTGTAGCTGTAGATGATTACAACTTCATCCAGCTCGCCATCAACGTTGTAATAGGCACGATATTCGTGCTCACGAAAATAATAAAGCCTGTAGTTTTGCTTGGTAGGACGGATATAAAAAAGACCTTTGCCATCACACAGGAAATATTCCCAGATCGAATCAAGGCGTGTATCTAGTTTGTTGTACTTCAGTACACGGTCCAGGAAGTCTTTGCGCTGTGCACCAAAGTTATCCTGGGACGGGAAGAATTCAACTCCTTGGCGGATGCCAAAAAGTTTCATCTGAGCAATGTGGGCTGCGACAATGCTAGTGTCGACGACAACGTTACTATCCTTGTTGAGATAGGCGTCAATAATTTCGTTAAGTCGTGCCTTAGCGTCAGCCATTTACTATTCCTTTCTTTGTAATAGTAACAGCTTAGTAAGAACTAAGCGGATACTGCCACATTTGTTGGCCTCTCATTTTATTACCTTCGGCTGCCGTCATTTGATCTAACATTTGTTGAAACCCGCTAAGATCTTCTTGTGCAGGAGGCGGTGCCTGTGCAAGCAGTCCTCCCAAGTTACCGATACCGATGCCTGCAGAAGGCAATTGACGTGGAATATTAAATTGCTGCTGTTGTTCATAGCGTTTTGTGTCTGTACCAGGTAAAAGTGGTGTGGGGTTCCAGGGCTCCCCTCCTTGGATCTTAAACCTTGGATCCATCAAAGGATTGGTATTGGCACCAATGACTGAATTGTTAAAAACACCTGCGTTTCCAATTCCCACAGGTCCGCCGCCATAGAATCGCATTTTTCTTCTGCTTATTGTTTTTATTTTACTCTTCTATAACCTCATATCCAGCGGAGTCGTTGACTTTGGTAAGAGAAATACCGGTGCCACGCACGTCCCAGTTGAGCACGTCTCCTTCTTGCCAGCCCAGCTCCTCGATTACTTCGTCGGGCAATGTGATGTATTGATCACCGTTTTCGTCCTCTTGGACCTCAAGGATGTAACTCATTTGGACAAAAGCTTTTCCATTAGCTTATCAAGCTTATTATTGATTTCGCGGAAATTATCATGCATTTCTTTTATCTCCCTAAGGAAGTCAACCTTAAGAACGTACTCCATTGGCATTCGGTTGATTTGATCTTCCAAAATATCAATCCTGCGCTTTTGTGAGTCAGTATATTTCAGCGTGTTTTGAATACGCTCTTGATGTCGATCTAATATTTTATTGGCGGTCCAGGAACCGCCTGTAATTGCCGATATCACTGCAGTGATCGCAATCGCTACATACTCTGGTCCCACAGCAGGAAATTCTTTTTTTCAATTCTACAATTCAATAATCCAGTTGAAGTTTGCCTTTACGCATCAAGCCATTGATTAGCCACACAAGAGCGTCAACACAGTCATCGTGACTGCTGACACCAAAGTTAGTCATCTCTTCAAACATTGCAGTGAAGTTTCGAAAGCGATTGAAGATAATTTTGCGATCTTCAAACATACCCATACAACCACGGAATCGAGCCAGTTTATCTGCTCGGAAACCTTTAAC